TGCGACGGCTGACCCGTAAGGTCGGAGCCGGGAGTCAGGCAGTAGCGGCGGTAGGTGGAGGCTTTGACGGTCTCTCCATCGACGATCTGATCCGCAAGACGGACCTGCAACGTCGTGTTGGGGAGAACCTCGCAGAGCGAGAAGATGGTGCGTTCGGTGAGCATGGGATTAGACGCGATAGGTGATTGAACCAGAAATGCCAGCGGAAGCGGTAAACGTCATCGCAGAAAAAACAACATTGTCTCCAACAGTTCTGAAGTATCCGATTGATGCGCCACCACCGATAACAAGCGTGGGTGCAGTAGTTCCTGCAGCATAATCCTGCGCGGTTGTGAAAACACCCTGAGCAACAGTAACACCGGCTTGGAACGGGAGATTTGTGAGCCTATCGCCACCGCCAGTTCCTACGATGATATCGTAGTACAGCGTAACCATGTTTCCAACCTTGGTGTACGATCCGACAGCAGAGGAAAACGCCCCAGAGTCTGGAGTCGGAGTCCAAGTCCCCTCCTCGTAATCGTCGAGCGTGTTTGCGTCGGAGGATGCGACTTGAGTGGCGGGGAAGGTGATGCCGGACTTGAGCTGGAGAACACCGCCGTTCGCGTTGGCAGAGGCAACGCCTACGAGGAGGTTGCCGGAGGAGTCGAGGGTGGCTACAACATTGTTGTTCGTGATGAACTGTGTCGGGTAGTTCTGATAACTACCGATAATAGTCGCATAAGCGGTAGATCCAACACACAGATTTCCACCAGTAGCACCTTCAACACCAAACTGGCTCCCTCCAGAAGTGTTGTTAATGAGAATGCGATTGTAGCCAGTCGTAGTCCCAATCAATCCGATTGACGTGGTATTCGTTGCAGCACTCCCAGCAATGGTTAACGAATCCGTCGGACTCGCCGTCCTAATCCCCACCCGATTGTTCGCCGAATCGACCTTCAGGGTGCTGGTATCAACGGTCAGGTCTCCGGTGATGGTGGCGGATGCGAGCGTGGCGATGCCGCCTGCGCCTAAGAGCTGGTTTGGGGAGATTCTCATGGTCGTCCCGGAGGCCGCCATTGAGTTATTATCCACGTCCACGATTGGCATCATATCCGTTGCCGGATTAACCGTGACGATAGGCGCTAGGGCTGTGATTTTTGTGTCTGCCATAGATCAGTTAGCTTGGATGATGAGTTTGCCGTCGTCCTCTCGCCGAAGGAATATGATATTGTCCTCCAGCATCAAGGAATCAAAAGTGCCGAAAGTGATAACGATCTTGTAGGTTGGATTTCCCTCGTCGTACTCAAGGAGCGTGAAGCCGTCATCCTCACGCAGCAGGTCGCGCCGCATGATCGGGAGGTCAGCGCCGCCGCCAGCCCCACCAGGGGCCTGCTCGGCGCCTAGACCTAGTCCGAGTCCGAGTCTCATTGCATCAGACCCACTTGCGGTTGTAGGCGATGATCGCGCCGCTCGACAACGCGAGCGACGTGAACACACCGGAGATGGAGTCGCCAGCCTGGATGGTCACACCGGACCCAAGGCCGGTGATGTTGCTGGTGCAGCCGCTCAGGATGCTGGTAGCAACGGCATGGATCTCCATGAAGTTGCCGGTCACAGTGCCCGCGGAGGCGTCGATGTACCGGCCACCGTGTTCGCCGGCCAGTTGGCGGTTGCTTCCGACATTCATACGTTGAACTTCTGCGTGCTTCGCTTTGTGCCAGCACTCCATCCTACCTGCAAGCGTGTAGCCCCGCAGCGCACTCGCACCTCGGGATTGTCGCGCTCGACCTCTTTTAAGAATTGGGAATCCTTCCAGCAATCGTAGCCGAGCCGCTGGCCCCAGGCATGGTACAGCGTCGGGTCGATTCGCATCCGCAGGCGCCCGATGCCGTCCACAGACCGCAGATCGGTCTGAGAATCCTTGGCGATTCGCCTCTGGTCGATGCCGGCCTGCACCCAATCCTTCTGGATGCCCGATTGAAATTCCTTGATCACGGCACGGCGCAGGTCGCCGGGCAGGTCGTCGAGAGCGCTTGCGATGACGCTGGATGACGAATTATGGGCCATGAGAAGAGCAAAGAGGGGGAGACCCGGAATGGGCCTCCCCCGTTGAAACAAAGACTAGCTTGCGCCGTTGAAAAACCCGAAGCCCGAGGGGTTCTTCACCACTAGGCCAGCAATCGCCTCGACGAGGCGGGCAGGGCCACCGCCGGCGTCAGGCAGGGTCTTCACCTGCGGGAGCTTTGCGTACCGCACCTCGACCATGTCCATGGGTATGACATACCCCTTGAATGCTTGGGCGGTCAACGTGGTGCCGGGAGTAGACCCTAAAAATTGGGTCGGATGTAAAACAAGGCGTCCGAAATCTCCCTCGAACAAATCGATGGAGGACTTGAACGTGTCGTTCCCCAGCTCCTGATTGAAGGTGCGGATGGAGGTGGCAGCGATGGCGCTGCTATTGGCCGTCGTTGTCGTGCCGCCGGCCGTGAGGTTGGTGAACGCACGCTTGAGCGTACTGCCCAAGATGCAATCGTAGTCCCGGAAGGTGCCGGTGGCGCTGTAGATAGCAGTCAGCACGTTCTGGGCGGTGGCCTCGACAAACGAGGCGCTGGCCGTGGTGTCCACCGCGCCGGAGGCCGGCAAAAACGGCGAACCAGAGGCGCAAGCGCCGATGTTCGATGAGTTGGTACTGTTGAGCCAGTTGCCCATCGACCCAGTGCGATAAGCATTGCCGCCAGGACCAGTGTCCATCTGAGCAGCCTGGTTGGTGCACATGAAGGTGCTCTCCATGTCGCGCTTGATTTCAACGAGCTTTTTGGCAATGCCGTTGGCCAGCTCATCGGTCACACCGGCGACCTCTTGGGTCTCGGCAATGAAACCGATGCGCAGGTCACGGCGGAAAGCCTGACCAAAGTTGTTCAAGCGAGTCCGGTTGACCACCGGGTTGGAGGCGTTGGCCACGGTCACGTCGGTGCCGTCGGGAACGCCGCCGAGAACAGGGGCGCCGTAATTGTCGACTTGCCAAGAGAACTGCATATTCCCGAGGTCCTTGCCCTTCGGGGCCATGGAGACAAACGGGGTCGACTTGGCGTCGACGATGGCAATGTAGTCCGCCAGATCTTCACGAGCGGCGGAAGTAGAAGCGAGCGGCACTGAGCCGCCCTGGTTGGGCTGAAGCAGGGGCATGATTTAGAACATCCTTTTGAGTACTTGAGCTAATTCGGCGGTCGTTCCGGTCTTCGTAAACTTCGACTTGGCCGCATCCAGGCCGACCTTGGCCGCATCCTTCTTTGCAGGGATTGCGGTCGGGCGTCCTGGCTGACTGGGTGCTTTGGCCAGCGGGCGCAATGCAGAGACCTTCCCCTTGGCGGATTCCTTCTCCAAGCGCAGCTTGCGCCCGGCAAGGAAATCACCGACCAGCACCTGGTACTCCGGCAGCGTGGCGATCTGCGGCAGTTGCCGCAGGACAGCCTGCGCTTCGGTATACTCGGCGGCGGAACGGTCTTTCCACCACGGGTAGAGCGTCTCGGCGATCGGCTTGATCTGCTGGTAGGACTGCAGGTAGCGGGCGCGATTCGGTATGTGCAGGTCGATGGCGTCTTCAACACGCCGCTTGATCTGCTTCACGTCTTCCGCGCTGTACTCCTTGCCCTCCACCTCGCAGCCGTCCGCGTTGTCCTCGCACCACCGCTTCAGATTCCGGGCCTTGGTCCACTCGTCGTTGAGCTTTCCAACCTCCCAGACATCCGCGAACGGATCGGCAGCGGACTGCGCGGGCGTAGGTCTCTCAACCTGGCTCTGCTCCAGCTTGGCCTTGGCGTCGTTCAGCTCCCGCTCCAGCGTCTCGGCCTTCTCCAGCGCCTCTTTCTTCTGGCGCGTGAGCTTGTCGATGCGTTTGCGGAACCCGAGCGACTCCTCGTCGTCGTCTTGATTCTCGGAAAGAACCTCCTGCTCAGGCGACTCGGCCTGAGCGTCCGTTTGTTCTGCGGTCGGCTCCGCATCCTCGGCCTGATCGTCCACAGTAGTGGCTTCCGGCTCCGGCGCTGGTTGCTCGACTGCTGCTGTCGCCTTCTCCTCCTCCCCGCTGAATCGTGTCTTCAGCAGCTTTGCCAACGCCGACTCGTCGAACTGCATCGGGTTGATTGGGGGCTGTGCCGTGTTTTGGGCAGGTATCGCTTCCTGCGTCGTTTGGATGTCCATGCTTTTAGACCCTGCAAGCCGGGTATTCTGCGCCATGGTTGTTTAGGCCAACCAAGAAGCCGCTGTACGAGTGAGAGCCTAGAGTTGACCAGAAGTCAACTCCTTCCCACCTCTTAGCGCGGCGAACTGTGCGCTGAGATCCTTGATAGCGGCTGCCCGGCCAGCGTTGTAGGCACGGTCCTCCGCGGACAGCGACGGGGTAATGGCATGGTACACCTCGTCCCGGATTGCGTCGTCAATGACCTGGGCCACAGCCTTCAGCACCGGGTGCTCCTCGGAGACTGAAAGGGCCTCGGACAGTTGTTCGTCAGTTAGTTTCATTGGACGCCAAGGCGGCCGGTGACCGCATTCTGCTGCTGCTGGACGCTGAACTGCAGGTTCTCGATGTACTTCTGCAGGTTGGCTTGGAAAAGCGGGTCCTGCTGCAGTTGGGCCTGGTACTTCGGGTTGGCCTGAAGGACCTGCTGGCTGAATTGCAGCCGAATCGCTGCGGTGGGGTCGTTCTCGCGCAACTGGGGAGGATTGCCGAGGGACATCAGCGCGATTTCATCGTTGGTCTCGCCGAACATCTTCTGAGCGGCCGGCCCCTGCTGCATTACAAGCTCGGTGGCTAGGGTCGGGTCGATGGCACGCAGGGCCACGGAGATGAGCTTGGCACGGTCGATCACACCGGCGGTGTCGAGCGGGAGCACCAGGGTGGATATCGCCCTGAGCTTCTCGGTCACAAGGTCGGTCGACAGCTCGCGGATGTCGAACTTCAGCATCACATCAAAGTCCTGGATGTCGGGCGGAAGCGGCGTCGTCGAGGCCGTGATGCGCTGCACCTCGGCGGGACCTATGTACTGCAGCGTGAGCGACAGCACTTGGCGGAAGGCCTCGGTCCAACCGTGCAGCCAGTTGTTGATCAGGCGCTGCTGACGCATCTGCGTGAT